TCGAGGCCCACGGCGAGCCGTTGAGCGAACTGACCCTGCGCCGTCCGACGGTGCAGGAGGTCCGTGCGATCAAGGCGCTGCCGTACAAGATCGACAAGAGCGAGGAGGTGAGCCTGGACATGGACGTCGCGGCCAAGTACATCGCGGTCTGCGCCGGCATTCCACCGTCGTCGGTCAACCAGTTGGACCTGGCTGACCTCAACGCGCTGAGCTGGGCCGTCGCGAGTTTTTTCATGAGTGCGGCGTCGCAGCCATCGGCGACCTGATCGCCGCCGCCTATGACCTGGCCTGGTTCTGGAAGGTTGACCCCGAACAGATGATGGCCAGGCCACTGGATGTGCTCCGCGAATCCCTGGAGCACGCGCAACGGATCAATGCGATGCAGCAGGTGCAGTGATGGCAGACACACAGAAGGTAGAGAAAAAGGCCCTACTGCTGACGGGTATCGACGAGCTGTCGCCCAAGCTTGCCAACCTTCGTGCGAAGGTCGCGAGCTTCAAGCAGAACCTCGACGCCACGGGCCTGGGCAGCCTGGATATTTCCGGGCTGCTGCCCAGCGGCGGCCTGGCCCAACCGTTCATGGATGGGCTCAAGTCGGCGCTGGCCTTCAAGGACGAAGCTGGCGCAGCGAGCGCGGCGGCCAGTGCCGTCCAGGCACCGCAAGCGCCTCGCGTAGCGGCACAGAACCTGGAGGGATTGAAGACTTCCATCAGCAATGTGTCGGTGCAGTTCGGCTCGGCGTTGGGGCCTGCGGTCAACGCGGTGGCGGTCAGTTTGCAGCCGATGGTCAGCGGCGTGGCGCAGGTGCTGCAGGACAACCCGCAACTGGTACAAGGCCTGGCGAATGGCGTCGTGGCGTTCAACGCGATCCAGACGGCGGTCAGCGGCGCGAGCCAGGCAATGGAAGTGGTCAACCTGGCCTTGAAGATGAACCCCATCGGCTTGATTGCCATGGGCATCGCCTTGGCGGCAGGGATGATCATTGCCCACTGGACACCGATCTCGGCATTTTTTGCCGGACTCTGGCAACGGCTTGCGCCGATCGTCCTGCCAATGGTCGAGTTCTTCAAGACGATGTTCGCCTTCACCCCGATGGGGCAGGTGATCAGCAATTGGGGGCCGATCAGCAGCTTTTTTGGCGCGCTCTGGAACGTGCTCGTGGCGGCGGCGACGCCGATCATCGGTTTCATGCAGACGCTGTTCGCCTGGTCGCCCCTGGGTCTGATCATTGCCAATTGGTCGCCCCTGACCGGGTTGTTCGCGGCGATCTGGGATTTGCTCAAGGCCTTGACCGTGCCGGTGATGGGCGCCCTGAAAGGCCTGTTCGACTGGACGCCGTTGGGTCTGATCATGGCCAACTGGGGCACCATCGGCGAAGTTTTCGCCGGGATCTGGGAGGGCATTCGCAATCAGGTTTCGATCATGCTGGCGGTGTTCAGCGGCCTGTTCGACTGGTCCCCCATCGAGGGCCTGACCCGGCAGTGGGGACCGGTGGGCGAATGGTTCAGCCAGTGGTGGGAAGAGCTGCAGGGCGTGATCGCGCCAATCAAGGCGTTCTTCAACGGCGGCTTCGGCGAGGTGATTGCCTCGTTCACCGGCAAGGTCGAGGGATTGGCCGAGGCGCAGCGCGCCACCAATGCCGAAGGCAAGGGTGAGCTGGCGCCGGCGTTTTTTGGCGGGGCCAGCGAGCAGCCTCCGGGACTGTCTTCAAGCCTTGCGCCGACACCCGCCACTGCGTCGCCCAGAACGTCCTTGACGCCCGGCGCATTGCCGCAGACTTCCAGCGCCCTGGTGCAACAAAGCGCCGCCAACAACCGCACGCAACTGGAAGGCGGCCTGACGGTGCGCTTCGAAAACGCGCCGGCGGGGTTGCGCGCCGACCCGCCCCAGACCAATCAACCGGGCCTGGCGGTGAGTTCGCGCATCGGTTATCGCTCACTTTCCGCAGGAGGTTCCAATGAGCTGGCGTGATCGTTTGTTGCCGGCGTCGTTTCGTGGCGTCGGGTTCTGGGTCGACCAGGCGAAAACCCCGATCGGTCATAAAGGCCAGTTGCATGAGTACCCGCAGCGTGACCAGCCGTATTTCGAAGGACTCGGCCGGCAGGCACCCGTCCACGAGTTGACCGCGTTCATCGTCGGCCCCGATTGCCTGGAGCAGCGCGACAAACTGCTCGCAGCCCTGGAGCAGGGCAGCGGTGAACTGGTGCATCCATGGTTGGGGCGCCTGCAGGTCAAAGTGGGCGAATGCGACATGACCCAGACCCGCCAGGACGGCGGGCTGGTCACGTTTGCCCTGAAGTTCTATCCCGACCAGCCGCTGCAGTTTCCTTCGGCGGCGATCAACAGCCAGAAGTTGCTGCTGGTCTCGGCCGACAGTTTCCTCGGCTCGGCAGTGCGGCGTTTCGAAGACGCCATGAGCCTGATCAAGGCGGCGCGGATCGGCATTGCCGACCTGCGCAACAGCCTCAAGGAGGTCTATGGCGTCATTGAGCAAGAGCTCAAGCCGTTGCTCGAGACCTATCGGCAACTCAGCGATCTGGTCAAGGCGGTGAAGGAGCTGCCCAAGGAAGTGACGGCCGAATTCAAGGGGCTGCTGGGTGACATTCGGGAGCTGAAGGATTTTGCCCGTGACGGCTATCGCGGCGTGATTGCCAGCGTGTCGCAACAGGTGGAAGCCATCCGCCAGGCGGACGCGCCCAAACTCACCACCGGCAAGGACACCACGGCGGCGGCCCAGGCGGTTGCCGATCTGGTCCAGGACACCTTGCTGGTGCAAGCGGCGCAATGGATTGCGGCGATCCCGGTGGCGGCGCCGGTGGTCAGGCTGGACGCCACTCCGTCGGTGGCGCAACAGGCGGTGCAACCGGTCCAGCGTCGGGACGTGCCGGTGGCCGATGATGTGCTCGCCTTGCGCGATGCCCTCAACGAAGCCATCTGGCAAGCTTCTCTCAAAGCCGCTCCGGATCACTACCAGGCAATGAACAACCTGCGTCAGCAAATGGCCGCGCACCTGACGGCCGTGGCGTCGTCCGGTGTCCGCCTGATCAACCTGTCGTTCAAGCAAAGCCTGCCGGCGCTGGTGGTGGCGTATCAGCAATTCGCCGACGCCACCCGGGTGACCGAGGTGACCCAGCGCAACGGCGTGGCGCACCCTGGCTTCCTGCCGCCCAACGACCTGAAAGTCTCCGGGGAGTGAGCCATGAATGAGCTCGACAACGCTGTCACGCTCACTGTCGGTGGGCTGGATTACGGCGGCTGGAAAAGCGTGGAAATCAGTGCGGACCTGGAGCGCCAGTTCCGCACCTTCAAACTCGACATCACCTGGCAATGGCCGGGGCAGACCCAGGCGGTGCCGATTCGTCCCGGTGACGAATGCCAGGTGCGCATCGGTGCCGACCTGCTGCTCAGCGGCTACGTGTTCAAGACGCCCATCAGCTACGACGGTCGGCAGATCAGCCTGAGCATCGAAGGCGGCTCCAAGACCCAGGACCTGGTGGACTGCGCGGCGATCAACCGCCCGACGCAATGGCGCGGGCAAACATTGCTGAGTATCGTCCAGGCGCTGGCATCGCCCTATGCCGTGGGGGTAATCAGCGAGATCCCGGAAACCGCGCGCCTGAGCGAGCACAGTATCGTGCCTGGAGAAACGGTCTTTCAATCCATCGACCGGTTGTTGACGTTGTTCCGGGTCTTCTCCACCGATGACCCGCAGGGCCGCGTGCTGTTGGCCAAGCCTGGCAGTGGTGGGCGGGCCAGCGATGTGTTGGAACTGGGCAAGAATATTCTTTCGGGCAACGCGCCGATGGACTACAGCCAGGTGTTTTCCGAATACCGTGTCATCGGCCAGCACAAAGGCAATGACCAGCAGAGCGGGGCGGCGGTGAGCGAAGTCTCGGGCACCGCCACTGACCTGGGATTCAAGCGCAAGCGGGTGACCGTCATCAGCGAAAGCGCTCAGTTGACCCCGGCGCTGGCCCAGCAACGGGCCGACTGGGAAAGCGCGATTCGCACCGGCCGCGCGCTGACAACCACCTACCGCGTGCAGGGCTGGCGCCAGGCCAACGGCGATCTCTGGCGGCATAACACCCTGGTGCGGGTGATCGATCCGGTGCTCGGGTTTGACGCCGACATGCTGATCTCCAAAGTCACCTATTCGCTGTCCGCCCAAGGTTCGGTCACCACCTTGCAAGTCGCACCGCCGCATACCTTCGACGCGAACCCGGTGCCGCCCAAGGCCTGAGCCCGACGCCGATACCTGCCCAGCACAAATCCCTTGTGGGAGCGAGACCGCCTCCAGATTTCTGCCCAGCGCGGATCCCTTGTGGGAGCGAGCCTGCTCGCGAAAGCGGTGGCTCGGCTTGCATCGATGTTGAATGTGCCGGTGCCTTCGCGAGCAGGCTCGCTCCCACGGTGCTCTGCCGTTAAACCCGATTCCGAAGGAAAACCTCAATGAGCCTACTGACCCGCCTCCTGGCGCGCGGCACTGTCGTGCTCGCCCATTCGGCGAATAAACTGCAATCGCTGCAAATGCGCCTCACCGCTGGCGAAGTAAGCGACGACATGGAGCATTTCGAGCCCTACGGCTTCACCAGCAACCCGCTGGCCGGCGCCGAGGGCATCGCCACGTTCCTCGGCGGCGACCGCTCCCACGCGGTGGTGCTGGTGGTCGCCGATCGGCGCTTTCGTCTCAAGGCCCTGGCCCCGGGCGAAGTCGCGCTCTACACCGATGAAGGCGACAAGCTCCACTTCAAGCGTGGCCGGGTCATCGACATCGAGACCGCGACGCTGAACATCCGCGCCAGCAGCGCGGTGAACATCGACAGCCCGGTGATCAACCACACCGGCAAGATCGTTTCCCAGGGCGACCAGATCGCCGGCGGCATCAGCCAGATCAAGCACGTGCACCTCGGTGTACAGGCCGGCAACGGCCAGACCGGTGCGCCGGCGGGAGGCCAGTGATGTTCATCAGCCAGAACCTGCACGCCGCGCTGACCCGCTCGGTGCTGATCAGCCTGTTCACCTGGCGCCGTGCCGCCGCCGACGAT